GTCCAGGTGGAGCACTCAACGGATTACGAGTGCGTATGCACGACAAGGTGGCTAGAATCAATCACCTCGTTGATAGTGGCCTCTCTCCCAGCAACGAGTCACTTCGGGACAGTTTCTTAGATCTACTTAACTACTCTGCTATCGCAATGATGGTGCTGGATAAGACTTGGCCTGAAGTTCCCAATGACTGATATTAAAAGTGAACTAATTTTAGGTGACTGTTCAGAGGAGTTACCTAAGATAAATGTAAAAGAAAAAAAGTTTGTAATTGTGACTGACCCGCCTTTCAATATTGGGTATCACTATAACAATTACAAAGACAATATGGGTTCGCAAGAATACTATGAGATGCTTGCCTCTATCTTTCAGTACTCTCCGTTTGTTGTTATACATTATCCAGAAGAGATATACAAGATAGCATTTCAAGTTGGCGAGTTTCCTGATAAAGTTGTTAGCTGGGTGTATAACTCCAACACAGCAAAACAACATAGAGATATAGCATTCTTTGGTATCAAGCCAGACTTCAAACAATATGGACAGCCATATAAAAATCCAACAGACAAAAGAATTATGCAAAGAATTGCTGATGGTAAAACAGCAAGGCTCTATGACTGGTGGGAGATTAACCAGATAAAAAATGTATCAAAAGAAAAAACAAAGCATCCTTGTCAAATGCCTTTAGAGGTTATGAAAAGAATTGTTGGTATCTTGCCACCTGATTACACAATAGTAGATCCATTTATGGGTTCAGGCACAACAGGATTAGCCTGCAAATTATTGAATCGTAATTTTATAGGCATTGAAATGGACGCTGAGTATTATGAGATTGCTCAACAAAGAATAAGAGATGCCAATGACTAACATTCATCCAGCTATCCTTGATATAGCTCCCAGCGTAGCCAATTCTATCTGTCGTAGGTTTCGTAATTATGTAGATAGAGATGATGTAAAGCAGGAATGCTACGCCTGGTATCTAACAAGAGTAGAACATCTAGATGAATTATTAAATGAAACTAATCCTATCCAGAAGGTAATCAACGAGAAGCGTATTGCTTGGCAGATGAAGCGCCACTGTGAGCGCTATGCTCGTAAAGAGAAGGCAGCAAAGGCAGGCTATCGTATAGGTGATGAAGCCTTCTATGACACTGCAACGATAGCCCAACTACTGCCTCACGTCATCGCCTCAGTAATAGATAATACAGTCTTAGAACAGGCACAGAACCTCATCAATGATGGTCAGCCGCGTAAGCAGTCAGCTCCAGCAGAGGGCGGTAATCTACTTGCTACTCTGATAGATATTAAGAAGGCTTATCTGAAGCTAGAGATAACAGATAAAGATATTCTTATCAAGAGATACCACGAGAGCCTAACCCTTGAGGCTATGGCAGAGTATCTAGGTTGCGCTGTATCTACTGCTGATCGTAGATGTCAGGCTTCTCTGCGTAAGTTGCAGAATAATGTGGGCGGGGAGAGTCCTTACCAGTGAAAGAACAAGAACTCTTTGACTATCTGAAAGGCACACACTTTCCCGACCTAGAAAAGTCTGAAGGGGTCTATGATACATTTGACTGTATCACCAATGAAAAGAATCTATATATAGAATTAAAGTGTAGGCATACTCACTATCCAGATTTGTTAATTGAAATCAAGAAGTATCGCAGGCTTATGGAATCAGCAGGTAGCCTCACCCCTTACTACATCAACTCCACCCCAGAGGGAGTCTATGCCTTTGACTTATCAAGAGTTCCAGAGCCAGCTTGGTCTGAGAAGTGGATGCCTACCACCACTGAGTTTGCAGATACCAGAAAGATTATGAAACTTGTAGGCTTTCTCCACCTAGATTATGCTATACCTCTATAAGTGTCTGAACTGCTCAACTACCCTTTCAGTTGAGCGTTCTATCCACGCCGAAGTGAGTGCTCCCTCCTGCGCTGACTGCGGTGAAATAATGAATAGGGTCTGGTCCCCACCCCCGATTATGTTTCGGGGATCAGGCTTCTATTCAACTGACCAATAAGAAAACCCCGCAGTTAGCACTCTTGATCTGCGGGGTTTCTATTGCCAGTGAAAGAGAGATAACGCTGGCAATTCTATTGTTCTAAAATGGATATGGCAACGTGGCAGGGATCTCCTCCGTTGTCCCACTCCTTGCGTTCTTCCTCCGTCATATACTCATAGTTCCCATCGTGGGTCATACAGTATGGCTTACTTATCCAGCCCATCTTAACACCAAGTCTGAGCCAGTATCTAAACATCTTTCTCCTTAGTAGTGTTTATGAGTGAGAGAGAATTTGTAAGCCTTGCAAGGTGATCCATAACGCTCATCAATGTAACGTAAGCCTCGCAGTATTTGGAGTGCAGGTTCTCTACTTCTCTCTCCAAGGAGCTGAGCAATTCCGAAAGCACTAGAAGCTGGGTTCTGTGCGAAGTGGTCAAACCTGCTTTCATTGGTCCATAAGGACTTGAGGCACTCCCACTCTCTCCCTCTCCAACCAAACGCAACCCAGGCGTATTGCTTTGCCAGTTTTCTGTTCTCACTTTTCTCCTCCCAAGTAGCCTTCGTTCTGCTCATCTCCGTTGGCTTGCTCGGATCTAAGTGTGTTGTTGTATCCATCTGCGTCAGTAAGAACACCAGCGCTATTATCGGTAGCGCCAGTAATGTCCAGCCACGCCTTGCCACTAGCCTCATCAGATAACCTCTCCTGCTCAAGTATTTCCTTGTATTGGTCGGGATACTGCTGGGCTAGCTTAGTAAGCGCTCGCCCTCTTGCTCGCTGATAGTTGCGTAGCCATACTGCTCGCCTCTCAGCCTTCTCTTTCCGCTTCCTATGCTTCTCGTTTATCTCAAGTTTGCCTTGTCTAAACTTCTCTAATCGCTCTGAACTAATCGTTTTCATTGAGCTTATCCTCCCACACTATAAGCAGATAGGCAAGGATAGTCATAAGGATTACGCCTAGAAATAGCACTATCCTCTCCCCCTCTCGCTCAGTATGGTGGCTAGGACTAGGGCAGTTATGTCTATCTTATCCACCACTAGCTTAGGCTCCTCAATGTCCTCCTCGTTCCATACTGATACATAGATAGAGTTATCTAAGCCTCGCCTAAACCACTCCACCGCCTCGCTCTCACTCGCCCCTCCCCAAGCAGTATCTCCCTTGCGATCTGCCACTTCATAGAAGTTAGTTAGCTTCATAACGCCTCCGCTAACTCTGCGTCATTAAGAAATTGAACCTTATCAAAGTCAGGGTCGTATCCCTCAAAGGCATCTGCTAACGCCTCCACCACTATTTGAATAGCAGGTGATTCAAACTCGTTCTTTACTGCCGTTATTGTGTCTGCTATTAGCAGGTATAGTTCTCTACTCATTACCCTTCTCCTCCTTGTAATTGATTAAGTTGATTTGATTTAAGGCATTAACCATACGAATTAGGTTATCGCCTGCCTCTTTAGCGTTGCCTGAAACCATTTGCTTGATAGCAAGATCTCGGCATAGGTCAGCCTTAGCTTGATAGTATTCCTTATTCACTTGCTTGCTCCTCCTCGTATCGGCAGGTTTCGCAACCTGTATCTTTTAGATAATAGGTGTAGTGCTCCACACACCAGTCCTCATCTAGTAATTGTCTATTCATTACTTTCCTCCTCCTGTAAATCACTTGGCTTTATTCTATACTTCACGCAATTAGCAGGTGTTAATCTATGATACTCAAACTCCCATAGCTGGCAAACCTGCGAGTGAGATAGGTTTTCTCCCTCATAATTATCAATGAAGTCATCATAATCTCGGATACTGTCGGCTATCTCTTTAATTGATTTCCAGAGAATACCCTCTTTCCACCCTGTTCCTTGATTATCTATAACAAAGTATCCCTTATTCATTACCTTCCTCCTGCTCTCTCTTTATGTCGTTTATAGTTTTCTCAGGTGTTAGCTCTCCCCCTGCGAATACTGCCCTTCTCTCCACCTTAGAGGCATAAGAGTTATCCCAACTACTGACGATCTCCATAGCTTCCTCTACTGAGTTAGCCTCTACCTCATAAGTTTCTATCTGTTCTATTGTGTAGTGCCTAGACATTGACCGCCTCCTTATCTATAATCCAATTAGCTACTGTTTCAATAGCGTCTTTTACCTCGTGATAGACCTCGCCTGTGTATTCGCCAGAGCTTTCATCATAGATTTCAAACCAAGAGTTATTTATCCACTCTCCCCCACTCTCCTCTATCTTGGCTAGGTCTTTATCGTTCTTGATACCTGCCTTAATTAGGCGATCACAATACCTAAGCACATCACCCTTGTAGATGATACGCATTTCACCAACACACTCCACATAGTATTCTCTCCCCTGATAGGTAAGAGTAGCTACTCGGTGGCTACCTCCCCAAGTATAAAAGGCGCTATCTTGGCGGTCTTTTCTTTCAGCGTCATAGTCATCTATGACCAGCTCTACCCCTTTAGGTAGCTTGTATTTCATCTTACGCATTTACTTCCTCCCTCTTGCTCTCAATTTCCTTAGAGATAACCTCGTATGAATCAGAGCAGGGAATTAGAGAATCAAAATCTCTAGCAACCTGCCCAAAGACCTCCTCCGAGATCTCAAAGTGTTCTGCTAAGTAATACTGATAGATAATCGGGGCGCTTAAATCCTCTCCCTTCAAGTGTTCTATCAGCTCTCCTACTGTCGTATAGTTAGCCATTTATCTCTCTCTTTCATTTAGTTAATAGAGCGCTCTAGCTTTTAGAGCCTCCCCTCCCCACTAGATTAGGCTAATCTAGCAGGAAAGGCAAGCACCAACGCTAT